GCTTACTATACGGACGGCAAGCTGTTCCTCATGGCCGATGCCTCAGTATATAGTGCAGTCTTCATAGTGCTTTAGGTACAGACCACGGCCTGACCGGCGAGGCCGGTCTGCAGGTGGCGACGGCAACGAACCGAAACGTCCGGAATTGCGGGGAGACGTCGTGGTTCATCTAGACCGACTACTCGGCTGAGTGCCGCATCTCCTACGCCTTCTAGGCCGCCGGCCAGCAGGCCGTACAGGAGAAAGCGTAGGAGCCTGACAGGCCCGTGCCGCCGAAGTTGGCGATATACATCGCGCCGCCCGGCTGAACCCACAGGCCGCTCGCCATGTCGCCGTCGGTGTTGGCCACCTGGCACCGCTGGCGCAGCTGGTCCTTCGGGCGGAAGCCTTCGGGCACCGTGTCGACGAACGCCGTGCCCCACGAGCCGGAGACCTTGGCCGTGACGTTGTACATGCTCATGACGACGATCCCGCCGACGCGGCAGAACTCGATGTAGCCGGAGCCGACGGTCCTCCGCACGTAGCCGCTTTTGAACTGGGATACGGAATGCTAGCCAAGCACAACGATGTAATTCACTCGGAATGGACCAGTGTGTGCGCCGCTGATTGCGACGACGAGCCGCTCGTCGCGCGGGTAGAAATTCACGCCGGAAACCATGAAGTCGTAGCTCGCATCACCGTTCATCGCGTACACGGAATCGCGGGAATTGTCGAAGCCTCGCCCGAACTCCCGCTCAAAGCCCGCCTTGTCCCAAAGCATCGTGTAATTCGTATTGCTGAAGCGCACAATCTTGTTACCGACAAAAACTCTCGGCGCACGGGATACGGAATGCCCTACATCTCCATCGCCGCCGTGTATGAATCGCTCGCCCTAGCCACGACTGTGCGAAATGATTGCAGGTAGTGCGCCATCGCCGTGTTGACGGTCGAATGTCCCAGCGCCACGGCTATGTCCTCGATGGCGGCTCCGTGCTCAAGCGAGATCGTCGCCCAACTATGGCGCAGGCATGTCATCGGCACATGCGGCAGGTCGAGCCGCTTGCAGAACGCACGGAACTTGCGGGCGACGGCGTTGGGGTCAAGCAGGCACAGGCGACCAGACCTGCGCGTCCCACGGATGGCACGCAAGCGCTCAAGCGCGAATCGCGGCAGTTTCAGCTTGCGGTCTGACAGCTTGGTCTTGCATCCGGTCTCGATGACCTCGCCGCCCACCACGTGCAGGCCGCGCTGCACATGTACCCAGCCGCTACGCCAATCCACATCCTCGATTCTCACTGCGCAGGCCTCGCAGCGGCGCAGGCCCAGCGCGGCACCGAGCAGGACTGCGGCCTCGAAGGGCTGGCCGACGATGGCCTTGAGCGTCACGCGCTCCTGCTCGGCAGTGAGCGTCGGTCGGCGCGCGGTCGGCTTCTTCGGCAGCTCCACACCCTGAGTCACGTCCCAGATTCGCAGCTGATGTCGGCGAAGCACCCAGCGGTAAATCTGTCGGAAGGTCTTGTACGCCTTCTCGGCGGCACCTGGCAGGGCGAACGAATCGACCCAATCTTGTACCTCCTCAAAGCTGATCGTCTCAATCTCGCGCTTGCCCCACCGCGGCATCAGGTGGCAGCGGATGGCGCTGCGGTAGCCCTCCAGCGTGGTGGCGCGGAGACGCTTGCCCTTGTCGGCCATGTACTCGGTGATGGCATCGGAAAACAGCATTTTGAACAGTCCAATCTCTCGAAAATCCCAGACGCTTCGCATGGTAGCCCGCTGCGTTACGTCTGGGATTTATTGCGTGTAGCGGCGGCGAGGCTCAATCTCACGCCGCCCGCAGGATGGCGCGGAAAGCGAGAGGAAAGGAGGGCCGAGCGTGGAATCACTGGCGGCCATCGTCATAACCGACATCGTCTCGTGCGTCGTGGCGACGTGCGTCGCGTCGGTCGTGGCTACCGTCAAGGCCCAGGGGCGGAAGGTATCAGAGAAATCTGAACGCGAGCGCGTTGAGTCAGAGGCCATGAAGGCCGGGATGCGCGCGCTGCTGTGGGCCGAATTGCAGCGCATCCATGAGAGGGCGATGGCACAGGACGGCCTGACCGTCGAGGAGCGCCGCCACCTGGAGAGCGTCTACGCCGCCTATCACGGGCTGGGCGGCAACGGTACCGGCACGCGCCTGTGCACGGACGCGATGAACATGCCCGTACTCGATTAGGAGGAGGAATCAATGACCAGAGACGAGATCGTCAAGAAGCTGACGAGCCGCAAGTTCTGGCTGTGCGCGGCGGCTTTTTTGGGCTCCGTCGCCACCAGCGTGGCCGGCATCGCCACGGACAACCAGACCGTCGCCGCCATCGGCACGGTGTGCGGGGTTGCGAGCGCGGCCATCTACGCCGCGGCCGAGCAGGCAGTGGACTCCGCGCGCCTGAAGGCGGGTGGCGACCATGACGGAGACTAGTGCCGAGGCTAAGCGCAAGCTGCCGATGCGCAGCGTTCTCGCCGTTGTCCTCGCCCTTGTGGCGGCGCTTGCCGCCCCGTGCGGCGCGGAGGCATACCAGAGCGTCGACAAGTACGTGAGCGGCGGCCACGGCTACCTCAATGCGTCCTACCTCGTCATCCATGAGACGGCGAACCCGGGCGCCAGCGCCTACAACCACACGCTGCTTTGGTCGCGTGATGACACCTACGCCGTACATCACGTCATGGAGCTCGACGGTTCCACGGTCTACAACACGGTCGCGGAGAACCGTCTCTGCTGGCACGTGGGCAACGGCAACGGCTATACAATCGGCATCGAGTTGGCCCATGCCACCAATGCAGCCGACTTTGCCAAGCAGTGGAACGAGGCCGTGAAGTGGGCGGGCGACGAGCTTCGCTCTCACGGCTGGGATACGTCCCGCCTGCTGTCCCACTACGAGGCGGCCCAGCGCTGGGGTGGTTCCGACCATACCGATCCCAATGGCTATTTCCGTCAGTACGGAAAGACATGGTACGAGTTCAAGCAGGCAGTCGCCGCTTATCTCGGCAGCGGCTATGTCGCTCCCATCGCGCCGACTGATGGAAATGGCGGCACCGTGGCTTCTTCCACCACCACGGCAAAGACCGATACGAGCTTCGGCGGCACCTACCGCTGCAACACCGGTCGCCTGAATGTCCGTACCTCGCCGTCCCTGTCCGGCACTGTCGTGGCTGGCTATAGCTACGGCCAGACCGTGACGCTCGACAACTGGTACTGCATCAGCAACGGCTACGTGTGGGGACGCTATACGAGCTATTCCGGCTATACCCGCTATGTCGCTGTCGGCAAGCCCACCGGCGGCTACGATCCGAACGACTACCTCGTTCGCGTTGGCGCCGCCGCGTCTCAGGCGCGCCCCGCATCCACCGGCCGTTCCGCCGGCCGCTACCGCATCGTGGTGGGCACGCTCAACGTCCGCTCCGGCGCGGGCACCGGCTACGGCGTCGTCGCCAGCTACCATCGCGGCCAGACCGTCAACCTCGACGGCACGTTCGTGACGTCAGGCGGCTACGTTTGGGGCCGCTACACCAGCTACTCCGGCCACACGCGCTGGATCGCCGTCGGCACCGCATCGGGCGCCGTGTACACCCAGAGGGGCTAGGTGACGGCATGGTCGCGTTGGCGTTCGCGCTCGGCTCGCTCTTCGGCGGCACCGTGGCGACAATCGGGCTCTGCATCGTGAGCATCAACCGGCATTAGCCGCAGCCCGCTCGGGTTATCCCGGGCGGGCCTTTTTATTTGATGGCAGGGGGCGCGCTAGTGCCGTTCTGCATCCCACAAGGGACGGGACGGCGCAGGTCGGCTAGGGGTGGCTTTTCGGCCCCGAAAATGTATAATGCCAGCTAGCGGTTCCATGGCACGGGCTTAGCAGAAACTTCTAATCCCAAGGTCGACGGTTCGAATCCGCCATGGAGCACCTTTTGTTTAATTAGCTCAGCTTTTGCTGGGCTTTTTTGTTCACAAATGCGAAGTTGAGCTACTCTGTTTCTGCGGGCTCCACGATTTATGAGTTATGTAGCAATTCCAGATTCTAAGACAGGGGTCGCTTGCGTTTGGCGGTTAGCCATCGACATCCTTACACTAACGCTGACTCGAAAGGCCTTATCTCCCGCCCATTTTTCTCTTCACAATTGAAGCCCGAAGTGGTTGGCTATAATGCTGCTAACTGAGAATTGACGCACGATTTTCCACTCGATTGGCTACTAACATAATTCACGGGAGGCTATCGTGAGCTTCGCTAACGCTGCGTTGCAAATTAAGAAACTGAAGATAACCAACTTCCGTAAGTTCGAATCATATTCAATTGAATTCGATCGTCAGCTTACCGTTTTGGTCGGCGATAACGGCACGGGTAAAAGCACGCTTTTCGATGCAGCTTGCATTGCGCTGGGGACGTTGTTCCAGAAAATTCAGAACGCTGAAGCTCTGGGCATAGTCCCAGATGATTCTCGCGGAGCGGTTATCAAACAGGGCGACATGTTCGACATTCAGTCCCAGTACCCGGTGTCAGTTGAGGCATCGGGCATTGTCCTGGGGGAAGAGGTGGGCTGGCTGCGATCGTTGAAGAGTGCTAAGGGACGCACCACGCAAGCCGATGCCGGACGTGTGATTGATGCTGGCGAACACCTGCAAGAGCTTGTCGGTAAAGGTAATGAAGTCGTTCTGCCTGTTCTTGCCCGCTACGGGACTGATCGACTGTGGAAACAAGCGGCGTCAAAAGATAAAGCAACGCCCAATAGAACGCGCGGTTACGAGGGCGCTCTGCGGGCATCTGCGAATGAAGCCCGCATGAATGCGTGGTTTAAGTCTCAATCGATTTGGGAATGGCAGAATAGGCGAGAGAGTGCCTTATTCACTGCGGTTAAGAAGGCGCTCGCGTCTTGCTTTGATGCCGCCGCGACAACCAAGGGCGCCATGGTCGACTACGACGTCGAGCTTAACCAACTTGTGTTTACATACACCACTGCTGAAGGTGTTTATCACCGCAATAGAATGCATTCTATGAGCGATGGCTATCGTGGGACGCTGAGCCTATTCGCAGACATTGCGTACCGCATGGCAACGCTCAATCCGGCTTTGGGCTCTAATGTGCTCGAGACGCCCGGTGTTGTTATGATCGATGAGATTGACCTTCATTTGCATCCCCGCTGGCAGGCCAGGATTCTCGAGGACCTTGTTCGCATATTTCCCAACGTTCAATTTCTAGTTACAACGCATTCACCTGTTGTGGTTGCGTCGGTGCCTCGCGGTAACATCCGCATTCTTGGAGAGGACGCTGCAACGGTGCCTGCTATGGAAACGCGTGGACGCGATGCCGGGGATATTCTCAACACCGTTCTGGGCGCATTCTCGCGACCTGAAGAGGCGGCTCGATTGTTCGATTTATTTAATTGCGCCGTTGATGAAGAGCGCTTTGACGACGCTAGGCTTGCGCTCCAAAAGCTTGAGGAGTTTGTGGGCGTGGACGACCCCGATGTTGTTGCCGCTAAGACGACCCTTGAGCTTGAGGAGCTGCTGTCGTGATTCCGATCGTTAAGGCTAAAGAGCCTCCGGCACTTACCAAGGCCAAGAGAGCCATACGCAATACCCCCGATACGACGTTTAATTACACAGCGTTGCGCGGAGAGAACAAGCGAGAGGTTCTGGAGGCCTTGCTTGCAGAGCAGGGTCATCTCTGCGCTTATTGCACATGCAGGATCGGCGTTGGTGATCATCCGGCTACGATCGAACATTTGATTCCGCAAAATCCTGAGGATTCTGCAGCGGATGGCGAATTGAGTCTCGATTATCACAACATGGTTGCTGTCTGTGACGGACGTGGCGGGGCAACGTGTGACAAACGACGTGGTAACAAGTCTCTTACGGTTGATCCGATCAAGCCTTATACGCTCGACAGCATTTTCTATCATCGCGACGGGCGTATTAATGCTGCTGATAGGAGCGTGCGGTACGATCTTGAGGTTACGCTCGGGCTCAACGCGTCGGGTACCAACTTGTGCGGCAATCGTTCCAAATCTATGGAAGCAATTGAGAAATCCATCGACCGTGCTATCAAGCGCAAGGGTGCCGGGGAAAACAGAGCTGTAAAGAAGGCTATTTGCGTAAAGGTTCTCAAACTGTTTGAACATCAGGCGGATATGAAAGACGAGTATTTGGGCGCCAAGTTATATAAGGCGCGCAAACTCGTCTCAAAGTTTGCTTAGTGTCCTTTTGCTGCTGTGGTGGCATGTGGCTCTCACATGACAGTGCGCCGCCCAGCCGTACCAGCGAGGCCGTCGGGGGGTGTTCCTATAGTTTTGTCAACTGGGAAATGCTCTCCGTGCGACCGGA